ATATCTAGGAAGTCGTGTCCAGTCAATCGGACGTTAGAAAATTTCTGTGATATTGTTCCAGCTGTACCTTCTGCTAACTCATAAATTGATGTAACTCCAGCTGTAAATCTTAAAACAGCAGTTTCTGCTGCTGTATCAGTTTCTGTAACAGCACTAATTCTATAATATGTAGGATTACCTGCAAAAGTAATGTTTGAACCAAGTTTAATTGCTGTTGCAGATGATAAAGAACCATCTGTTGATTTTACTGGAATTAAGAAACCTTGTAAACCTGTGTTTGCTGCTGTACTATCACCGTAAGCAGTATTTAAAGTAAATGTATATGTAGTTGAATCTGCTTTTTCTATTGTACAAACTTCACCTTGTTGGAAGTTACCATAAACGTCTTCAATGAATAATGTATCTTGTGCAACCTGAACATAGAATACTTTTGCTCTAGCGCCTGATGTTTGACCAATTACAATATCACCTGCGTCTAAAGATGATGTTGAACCTGTACTAATTGTAGCAGGCTGATATTTAATTTGTTGACCTCTTGTTTGTACATTTAATACTGTTTCTGATCCTGGTATACCATCATTTAATGAACCACTAGCTTCAGCACCTATTTCACCATAAGCAGATGAACAGTTTAGACCTCTTATGAAACCACCATTTGTACAATGGAATGATTTAGAACAATAGTAAGTAAAGACAGAAACCATCTCACCTCTACCACCATTAAGAGCAAATACACCTTTACCATCAGAGTTAATCTGTGTAAAGTCATTAGCTAGAATTGATTTATTTGAATTTGAATCGTGTTGGTGTAAAGCACCATCAATTTTAATACCAGTTGCATTAGCACTAACAGATGAACAATCTTGTATATAAGGTGATGCTGTTGTAATTGAACCAGCTGGGTCTAGTGAAACTACTGCTGCACCCTCACCTGTGTGAGTTGCTGTACCAGTCATACCTTTCATTGTCATTAAGGTAATGTTTGTTTGATTGTTTACTAGGAACATATAAGAAGCATTGTTATCTTCTAATGCAGTGGCTGTTAATCTTAAATCTGTTGAACCACCTAAATCTGAACCAGCAATTGTAATTGTATCATTTAATTCATATCCGTGTCCACCGTGGTAAACTGTAACTGTTGGAGTTGATGAACCATCTGTAACAACAGTATATACTGATGCAGATCCACCACCAACTGTAGAACCATCAGCTTTTAAAGTAGAAGTTTGTTTAACATAACGATAAGTTCCTGGAGTACCACCCGTACCACCTGTTGCAACTGATACAGTTGCTATCGTATGTGATGAACCTGTTGCTGGTCTAACTTCTGTACCTCTTAAAGATTCACCTCTTAATGTAACACCTGCAGGTACTCTTAAAGGTAAATGTTCTCTATATACACCATTTTTTACATAGACAACATCACCAATTGAAGCTGAAACTACGTTAAATGTGATGTCTGTTGCACCACCAATTGAGTTAGATATATCTTGTATTGTTATTGTTTCACCAGCAGTATATCCTGAACCACCACTGATAATTGAAACTGAAGCTGTAGATGAACCATCAAGTACAACTCTAAATTGAGCACCTGAACCAGCACCTCCAGTTACACCAGTTGTTACGTTATATGTTCCTGGAATACCACCTGTACCACCAGCAATTGTATCTATATCTACAATGTCACCAGAAGTTGAAACTGATAAAGCTTTTGAAATTGTTTTATAAGGTAAAAATTGTGTTCCTGGGTTAGTATCAGAACCAGAGTTAGCAACATAAATTACGTTTGAACCTTCTGGATTAGACCAAGATGGATCTGTTCCATCTGTTGTTAATACCGCACCTGCTAAACCAATAGGTAATCTTGTTGACGCTGTAGCGTCTTGGATAATCATATCACCTCTAGTAGTTAATACTGCACCTGTATCTCCTTGTGCTATTAACTGCCATTTAGTTCCATCTGAACCTGGAGTGACATTTATAAATCCATCAGCAATTGCTACAAATGTTGATGCTGTATATCTAACAACATCACCTCTGTAATAAGTTGTTACTGCACTATAATCACCATTGTATTTTAAACCATAACCAATTTGTGTCCAATAAGTAGAATTAGTTGGATTTACAACAGTTGAACCATCATCAAAAGTATCTACTATACAAACAAATTGGTGACCACCAAAGTTAACAACATCACCAGTCTTATATGTTGTTGCTGCACTATAATCTCCTTGTGCTTTAAAACCTGGTACTAATAAATCCCATTCAGATGCAGAAGCTACTGGAGTAACTCCAGTTACCTCTCCTGTTGCTGCATAAGCATAACCACCATAAGTTACAATATCACCTTTTTGATAAACAGTGGATACACTGTAACTATCTTCAAATTGTAAACCATCTGTAAATGAAGTAAATTTAGTTTCATCAAAATTACCAGCAACACCACTTGATGTATGTGCTGTTGTACATTTATATTGACCAGCTCCATATTTTACAACATCATTTACTTTGTAATATGTACTTGTAGCGTAGTCGCCTCTAAAATTAATTCCGTCTAGGTATAATTCAAAATTTGATTCATTTAATATAGCAACTCCACCTACAACAGATGCAGATGTGTGTTGAGTTGTACAACGATATTGTCTATTACCATATTTAACAACATCATTTAATTTGTAATGAGTATCGGCAGCGTATGTTCCTTTGAAAAATAATGACTCTGATTGTAGAGACCATTTAGCTAAATCTGTATAAAAACCTGCACTAGTAGATTGAGATGTGTGATTTGTTACTGCAACATATACGTTACCGCCGTATTTTACAACGTCATCTATTAAGTATGCTGTTGAGGTACCCCAATCACCTCTCCATTTAAATTTAATTCGTCCTAGTTTAAAATCTGCCATTGAATAACCTTCTTATTATTATACTATTTATACGAGTTTACACATTAGATTGCCAAGAAGTTGTATTTACAGTTGACGTGCTTTCAAATGTTGAAAAGTCATCAGTAGCTAATACTCCAGTAAATCCTCTTTCTACGTTTTCCCTCTTTACCAAATAACCATTATCGTCAATAAAATAAGTAGCTTCTCCGTCTTCAAATACATATTGATGATAAAAGTCTGTTGTATTGTTTTTATATTGTTTATCAATTAGACCTATTGCCACCTGTGAGCCAGAAAAAGGTGCAATTTTGAAAGTAACTACACCTGAAGAATAAGTCCAAATTTCATCTATGTTTTGTTTACTACCATTTAAAAAAACGGCAATTCTAGTTCCATCTAATACAGTATTTGTCAATGTGAAAGTTAAAGTAGAACCATCACCTGTAAAGTATTGTGTACTACCTGATTGAAGTGAAATTACTTCATCAACATAATTTTCGTTTGAAGGTAATTGTGTATTACCATTTTTATCTGTAGGATTACCACCATCAAAGTCAACAGATGTTCCTGTATCTTTATCTACCTTTGTGTAGTATAAAGTGCCTTCAGTTGTTCTTCTTAAGGCGTGAAAACCCTCTTTGGTTTGTTGTCCTTCTGGTACTATAAATCCTGGTTGAGCCATTAACTAATTTCCAATATACTAGCATAAACTTCTACAACAGGTGAAGTAGAATCTGCATTTTCTTCGGCGACAACTCTTAATTTATCACCGTCTTCTAAATTAATAGGTTTGTCTAAAACTAAAGTATTCTCTACAGGTATTTTTAATGATTTACCTATATGTCTAAATGTTGATCCACCATCAACAGTAACTTTTACATCTACATGCGCTTCGTTAGTTGAACTGTGGTTAGATATATAAACAGCGTGTACAACAGCTGTTACTCCAGAAGCTGTGTAAATATCAGCATTTGAATCATCAGTTGTTACGACTGCCGCCCCTGCATTCTTAAATGTACTTGCCACTTATACTATCCTCCAAAAACTATTGAAAACGCCAATGCGTCACCAGCAGTTGCTAATGTTCCACTAGCATTAGGTAAAAGAACCGTGTTATCTGTTGTTGGTTCTTCTGCCGATAAAGTTGTTTCAAAGGCATTTGCTACATTACCTTCAAATATTAAATTTGCACCATCTAAAGTAATATCTCTAGTTGTGGAAGCTCCAATATTTGTAACTGATTGTAAAGTTACAGAACCAGCACCACCAACTTCTTTAACTACGTTACTTGATGTTTTTGTAAAGAACTTACCGTCAGCAATGTTAAGTGCAACTTCACCGACTTGTAAATCACTTGTACTTGGAACAGATGCAGCAACTTCTGAACTTTTTAGTTTTATTACTGTTGCCATCTATTATTTTTTCCAAAACATTAATTTTTTAATAAATTTTTTAATTTTTTCTACCATTAGTATGTTCCTCCATCAATTGCTGTAATAGCCACATCACCTGAAGTGACTGTAAAGTTTGAAGATGTGAATGAAGCGACACCAATATTTGATGTACTAGCTAATTCACCAGAAATTTGTATTCCGTTGCTAAATATTGCTGTGTTAATACCTTCACCAGCTGTAAATTCCATAGGAGTACCAATTTGAACTGCACCTTGTGTGGAACTTTCATCTGTAAATATAAAGTTTTCTATTTTTGAGCCGTCTATACTACCTGCTAACATTGCATTTGTAATACCTAAAGCTTTAACTCTTAATGCATCTGAACTAACTTCAATAGAACTGTCATCAACTTCTACATCAAGTTGATTACCAGTTTTGCTTAATGCTGCTCCAGCAACAACTTGACCTGCGCCAGAGAATTGTGCAACATCTAAAGAAGTTGTACCAAAAGTTGGTGCACCTGTATGTGTAAATACATAACCATTGTCACCATTTGATGTACCTTCTTCAACAAATACGAAAGAACCACCTGTTAATTCACTAGGCTGATCTTCTGGTGTTGCTCTTGTTAAAATCCAGTTAGTTGAACCTGAACCAATATTCGTTACAACATAGATACCGTTTTGAGCAGCTGTAGATTGATCTTTAACTAAAACTCTATCATCTGCTACCATAGTTACGCCATCAATTGTTAATGCAGCTTGTGTACCAGAGTTAGTTAATGTTGCACCAACACCAGCAGTACCATTTGAATATGTCGCTGTTAAGTTTGCTGTTGTAGCAACTCTAGTTGATGGTTTAGTATCTAAACCTTGAGCAACTTGGTCAACATAAGCTTTGTTTGCAAGTGAATCAGAAACAAATCCTGCTCTGTCTTCATAACCTGTAGGTACTGTAACTGTACCAGTTCCGTGAGGTGATAAAGAAATATCTTTATTACTTGCTGTTGTAGATATTGTTTGACCATTAGTTGTAATGTCATCTACTACTAAAGATGTTAAACCATCTATATCTGTTGTAGTTGCACCTAATGTTAATGTAGATGAACCTAAAGTTATAGTTGGATTAGCTAAATTAGCATTTGTAATTCCTGCACTACCAGATAAGTTAGAATTAGTTAATGTGTTTGCTTGAATTTCAACATTATTATTAGTAACAACAGTATCCATACCTGGACCACCAGCGAAAGTCAATGTTTCATTGGTGTTATAAGAATCTGTACCTGTGTCACCAGCTAATTCTATGTTTGAATAAATCGTTTCAAATGTTAATACACCAGAACCATCAGTTTTTAAAAACTGTCCAGGTGTACCATCAGTTGGCGGAAGTGTTAATGTATAACTTGAAGCTAATGAAGCTGGTGTTTGAATAGTAACTGAATCCGTACCATTGTTTGTAGCCTCATTTAATTTTAATCTACCAGAAGTGGACGCTTCATTACCAATAACAACTTCGTCTAATGCTTTGTTTGCATCAACAACAAGTGCTTTACTTGCTGTTAATGTACCAGGAACAAAACCCTCTAATAAAGCTGTAAAATATTTACCACCAATAGTATCAATTGAAAGTGCATCACCATTTCCATCTACGCCACCTGTACCTATGAATAATCTATCACCTAAATTGTTATATGTACCAGTTCCGTATGAATATGCTAGTTCCCCAAGTTTAAGTGTACTTGGAGTTCCAACCGAGCTGGACCTTTTAATCTGTAGTATCGTTGCCATTAATAGTTGCCTCCGTTAAACGTAAGGGTTCCAGTGGTTGTTTCAATTTCGTTTCTTGTTACAAATTTTTGTGTTGATGATTGATATTGTAACAATGCACCATCGTTTAGACCATTAGTTGTTGTATCAACGTCACCTAATAATTTTAGTTGTAACGAGCTGTTAGCAACTGCAGATCCTGACGGTATTGTAACCGATACTTGTTGAGGACCTTGTGATGTAGGCGAGTTAATTTTAGCAGTAATGTTAGCCATTAATATCCCTCTTTTTCTTTATATTTATATTAATTAAGTCGTAACATTTGGTCTAACAGTGATAATACCTTCAATAACTCTTGTAACAGCACCTGACGAATCATTAACAATTTCAACGTCATATACATACCTGGCATCTTCTAATGCTGCTGTTTGTGTATCTGTAAGTGATAAAGTAACTATTCCTGTCGTGGCATCAGAGGCTACTGTTGTTGTCATAGTAACCCTTGTTCTTGTAGAAGCATAACCTAACGCCATTTTAGCTCTAGGTGTGTAACCCGTCAAATTAAATGTGTTTCCGTTTATATCTTTAATTGTAACATCAGAGGTGAAAGTTGCACCTTGATCTACTGATAGGTTAGCTACAGCTGCCATTATTCTATTCCTAGTTCTTTTTTAATCTTTGTGTTGTAATATTCTGTTAGAACGTCTATTTTTTCAAGTTCAATATTCAATCTTGTTTTATTGTTTTGAATCTCTTGTCTAGCGATGATATAATTCTTTAGTTTATCACTAAACTTTGATTCATCATATTCTTTTCCATCTATTGTAACCATAATTTGTTCACTCCTTTTCATATATTTATACAA